AACCTCTGGGTTTCTGTTCCCTGTAATGATGAGCGTGGGGTTCTGAAGTCTAATGCCTGCTCCACCTTTAAAGGGAAAGGTGTATGTCCCATCGCACATTTGGTTGAGGCTGGTTGCCTTGAGGGTCTTTCCTCCTGAATATTCGTCAAAAAGCAAGAACTGGGTATCCTCTCGGATATCGGACTGAAAAGATTCAGAAGTGTTGTACCAAGAGCACCGAAACGTGTCTGATAGCCATTTAAGCCAAGTAGTCTTACCGAAGTTCGGTCCTGTTGACCAAACCCAGTAATGTCGCTGCTTAACTCCAGCTGGGTGGAGTGGCATCTTGATATTCCAGGAGTTCGGGATGGAGTCGGAACAGGTCTGAAGATGATCTCTGACTGCCAACGTCTTGTAGAGTTTGAGTCCGAGGCTGATGCGCTGTAGGTCGGCGATTCTTGCGAAGTCTTGCTCGACCCAAGCTGATAGCGTTAAAGTTCCCTTTACCACTTGGTCTAAGTCTTTAAACTTAGAAGTCTTCTGAGTGAAGGCCTTGGGGTCAATGTTGCCTATCCAGACTCCGTCCTTGGCACAGTATTTGACCACGTGCTTAGCGCTCTTAGCAACCTGGTAGTTTCCCCTGAAACTGCCGACGTTGAACATGTCTGGAGTCCATGTGATCTTCTTCACGGTCTTGAAGAAGGCATGGAGATGCGGGCTGCCGTCTTCGTGAAGCTCGCTGGCAACCAACCACTCATCCAGGCTGTAGCGAGCCTGAATCGCGGAGAGGTACTCCTCCTTCGTTAGAGTACATTGGGGCATAGTAACGAACCAGCCCTTGGCTTGAATTCGTTTCTTCTGGGCAGGACAAGGGGCCAAAGGGGGGAGGGTGTCGTCGTTCGTACCGTGAACCTCGACTGGGGACCGTTTGCCAAGGGTACCCTCGGCTGGGACTTCGTCGTCGCTCGAGGCAAACTCTTCCAAGATTCTGAAAGCCTCTGAAGACGGCTTTAGTTTCTTCCGGCGAGGCTTGACATCCTCTATGGAAGAAGGGGGTGGGAGCTTGTGGAGAGCTGTCAGCATCCTGTCATAGCTCTCTAGCTCCTGATCATTCGGCTCTTCGTGATCTTCGAGTCTCATGAGTTGATTCTCCGGGTAATATTATAATCCGGAGCATCGCCTCTTTATATAAGATCCAAATTAAATATCTTGAATTTGATTGGTCAATTTTAATGAAATTAGGTTTAACGACCATCGGGGTTAACGACGGCCGGGTTGTAGACAAGAGTCTGAGATGCGACATGGGGGTCTGAGTAAACCCAGTGCTGGTCACACTTGAGGTTTGCTCTAATCTTGAAGGTGTTATCCGCGCCTTGGGAAGAGGTCCAGCGGAATGCGACCAAAAGGACCTGTTGGTCATCGCGGTCGAGGTTGTTGTAGTTGGGCTGAGCCCAGAGGTTGGAAACATCAGCCGAGATGGTCTCGTTGTTCAAGTCTGTTGTGTTCCTGACAGTGTTAGAGACTTTGAGAGGAAGTCCCGTGTGTTCGAAGGCGTCTACCTTGAACGACATTCTCATTCCTCCACGGTTGCCATCCGCGGTAAGAATGGACTGACGGGCTCCTGGCTGCGAGGTGAGCATGCCATAGTAGTCGACACCAGTGAAGATGGTGCCTGTATCAGTTGGGGTCAACTGAGTAGTTATCGGGGTCGTGTTCGGTAAGACCGGGAAGAGGACTCTACGTAGTTGCGAGAGTGGGACCATCTTCGCGACGGTCTGAACCTGCTGGACGATGGGCTTCGTGACGTTGCCAATGACCTGGTCCATAGTCATGTCAAGGGAGACGTAGGTGGTCTGATAGAGGAACTCTTGGTAGACCTGACACATAGCGAGATGTGAAGTGGAGTGCCAGAAAGCAGAAGGCTGAATGCCTGTATTGAGGCCCATGTTCGTGACGTTGATGATAACGTAAGCGGTCTTGGGGCCGTCAAAGGCTGACTGTCCGAGGGCCAGAGTGGGGTTCCAGAGCGGATCAGAAGTGAATGGCATTCGAACACCGAGGTTCGAAGGAAGGGGTGGGAATATCTTGGATCTGCGTGAGAAGTACTCCACAGGTGCCCTAGTCTTCACGGAGGTTTGGGTTCGTCGTTTCTTGTTGGCCAACGCGGCCTTGACCTTGGCGAGAAGTGCTGCCTTTTTGCCCATAAAGTTAATTAATTAATGAATTTAACTTGGTTAAATAGTAATTGGCTTCCGCTGGCGCTAATCAAGATTCTGCCAAACTTGGGGCTAGCCGCCCCGTAACCTTCGCTGGGCCTACTGGGCTCGTGGCCGCTGCGGTCGGCGCCCCTCCCTCCACTACGAGCCTTCCGGCCCTCCGGTCAATGACTTCGTTCAAATTTGTTCACAAGGAATTACTTATATTCTACAGTGTCGTCTCCTTGAAGGGCATCGTCTTCGCCAAGCTGGAAGACAATGAATCGAGCCTGTATGAATGGCCAGGCCTGAGGATAGAGAACCTCTGGGTTTCTGTTCCCTGTAATGATGAGCGTGGGGTTCTGAAGTCTAATGCCTGCTCCACCTTTAAAGGGAAAGGTGTATGTCCCATCGCACATTTGGTTGAGGCTGGTTGCCTTG